CCATTGTCATTCATGATGATCTGAATGATGAAGATGATGACGAATAATAACAGGTTAGTAACAAAACAGCTTGCAAAGCCTGTGTTTTCAGCATCCTGCATTTATTGCACCATAAAAAGGCGGTGAATGACATGCCAAAACTGGATATTTCCTTGAAGAAAGTTGTTGGTAAAAAGTATAACCGATTTTGGAAGTTCAAAGGCAGATACCGAATTGTTAAGGGGTCAAGAGCATCAAAGAAATCAAAGACCACTGCACTTTGGTATATTGCCAATATGATGAAGTACCCTGATGCAAATACCCTGGTGATAAGAAAGACTTTCCGAACAATCAAGGATTCCTGTTTCACTGAATTGAAATGGGCAATCAACAGGTTGTGTGTTCAGGAATTTTGGAAAATCACTGAATCACCGCTTGAAATGACTTACCTTCCCACAGGTCAGAAGATTTATTTCAGGGGTCTTGATGACCCATTGAAAGTCACTTCTATCACTGTTGAAGTTGGAAACCTGTGTTGGATGTGGATTGAAGAAGCATATGAAATCATGAAAGAATCTGATTTTGACATGCTTGATGAATCCATTCGTGGTGAAGTTCCAGAAGGCTTGTTCAAACAGATAACAATGACCTTCAACCCATGGAATGAACACCACTGGATAAAAAAGCGGTTCTTTGATGCACCCCCTGACCCTGATATTCTTGCACTGACAACAAATTACCTGTGTAATGAATGGTTGGATGCAGCGGATAGAAAGGTCTTTGAAACAATGAAGAAAAACAATCCCCGAAGGTACAGGGTTGCAGGTCTTGGTGATTGGGGAATTGTTGAAGGTCTTGTCTTTGAAAACTGGATTGAAAAAGCCTTTGACTTGAATGAAATCAGGCAGATAAAAGGCATCAAGTCAGCTTTCGGTCTTGACTTTGGTTATACCAATGACCCTTCTGCACTATGGTGTGGAATGATTGACCTGCACAGCAAGAGCATTTATGTGTTTGATGAAATGTACAAACAGGGCATGTCCAATGAACTGATTGAAAAGACTATCACACAGATGGGTTACCGCAAAGAGCGAATCAGGGCAGATTCTGCTGAACCGAAGTCTATTGACAGGCTGCGTGAACTTGGTGTTTCCAACATCACCCCTGCAAGAAAAGGAAAAGACAGTGTGAACAATGGCATTGACTTCATCCAGGACTTCAAGATCATCATCCATCCAAGGTGTGTGAACTTCCTGACGGAAATCAGCAACTACACCTGGGATACAGATAAGTTTGGAAAGAAGCTGAACATCCCTATTGATGACTTCAATCATCTGATGGATGCAATGCGTTATGCCCTTGAAGATTTTGTCAAAGGAAGGTCATTTTCTTTTGAATAGGAACATGTTAGTAACAAAAGACCTTGAAATCATTGTATTTCAGGGTGTTTGTTTTTATGGAGTAATAAAGAAAGGGGGTGAATGAATCGTGTTTAATTTTTTTGAATCTGAAACTGACAGGGTGAACAACATCATCAGATTAGGTGCAGAATCAATCATCACTGATGAACGGTTCATTGAACTTGAAATTCAGCGGTTCAAGGGAAGTCGAAGAAGAAAAGAAATGTTTGATGGTGAAAAATACTTTGCAGGTCACCATGACATATTGAAAAAGAAAAGAACCGTTATCGGTGAAGGCGGTGCAGTTGAAACAGTTGATAATCTTCCCAATAACAGGATTGTGGATAACCAATATAAGAAGATGGTCAATCAAAAGGCAAATTACCTGCTTGGTCAACCCATAGCAGTTAGAACTGACAATGATTTGTATGGTGGTTTGTTGAAAAAGGTATTCAACAAGCGGTTTATGCGTTTGATCAAGAATCTTGGAAAGGATTCCCTGAATGAAGGTATTGGATGGCTGTTTGTTTACTATGATGAACATGGTGAATTCACCTTAAAGAAGTTCAAAGCACATGAAGTTATTCCTGGATGGCATGATGCAGATCATACATCACTTGATTATGTCATCAGGATATATGAAGTTATTGCTTATGAAGGTACAGAAGAAAAGACAGTTGAAAAGGTGGAAGTCTATGATGAAACAGGTATTTATTACTTTGTTTTAAGTGGAAATGGTCACCTTGTTCCTGATGAACCTTATTTTGCTAACTACTTCATAACCACTGACCATGAAGGTAAAGACCAGGGATGGAACTGGTCAAGAATTCCGCTGATTCCCTTCAAGTACAACAGTGAAGAAATACCGCTTATAAACAATGTCAAATCATTGCAGGATGGTCTGAATACCATACTTTCCAACTTCCAAAACAACATGGAAGAAGATGCAAGGAACACAATCCTTGTCCTGGTGAACTATGACGGTGAAAATCTTGCTGAATTCAGAAAGAACCTTGCAACCTATGGTGCTGTTAAGGTCAAGACAGTTGATGGTGCAGCAGGTGATCTGAAAACCTTGCAGGTGGAAGTCAATGCAGAGAATTACAAGTCAATTATTGAGATATTCAAGAAAGCAATCATTGAAAATGCAATGGGTTATGATGCAAAGGATGACAGGCTTTCAGGTGAACCAAATCAGATGAACATTCAGTCAATGTATTCTGATATTGACCTGGATGCAAATGAAATGGAAACTGAATATCAGGCTTCTTTTGAAGAACTGCTTTGGTTTATCAATTGTCACTTTGCCAATGTCGGATTGGGTGACTATGAAGGTGAAGATGTTGAAGTCATATTCAATCGTGACATCCTGATAAATGAAGCGGAAGTCATTGAGAATGTCAACAAATCGGTTGGTGTTCTTTCTGATGAAACCCTTGTTGCCAATCATCCATGGGTTGATGATCCACAAAAGGAACTGGAACGGAAGAAGGAAGAAAAAGAAGCTGCTATGGCAGAATATCAGAATGCCTTCAACCCTGCTGTTCCTGATCAGAAAGGCGGTCAAGGTGGTGTTGTAGATGAAGAATAGTCCATATTGGAAGCAGCGGTTTGAACAACTTGAAGCTGCATCCAATAAAGATGCAATTGCAACCTTCAATGTTGTCCAGGAACAATACATTGCAGCAGAAAAGGAAATTGAAAAGCAGATTTCAACCTGGTACAAGAGATTTGCAAAGAACAATCAAATTACCATGGCAGAAGCAAGGAAGCTTTTGACCACTGGTGAACTGGCTGAATTCAAGTGGGATGTCAAAGAGTTCATCAAGTACGGTGAACAAAATGCACTGAACCCACAGTGGATGCAGGAACTTGAAAATGCATCAGCAAGGTTTCATATTTCCAGGCTTGAAGCTTTGAGAATTGAAACACAGCAGACAGTTGAAAGGCTGTTCGGTGGTCAGACTGATGAAGTTGACAAGCTGCTGAAAAAGAACTACTTGCAGAACTATTATCACACAGTGTATGAGGTTCAAAAGGGTTTCAACATTGGTTGGGATATTGCTGCAATTGATGAAAGAACTGTTGAAAGGTTAATTTCAAAACCATGGTCAACAGATGGAAAGAATTTCAGTGACAGGATATGGTCAAATAAGACTGGACTTATCAATGAAATTCAGACACAGCTTACAAGAACATTTATGCTTGGTAAGTCACCTGATGATGCAATTGAAGCTATTGCAAAGAAGATGAAATCATCAATGAATCAAGCAGGAAGGTTGGTGATGACTGAATCAGCTTACTTTTCTTCACAATCACAGAAGGATGCATTCAATTCACTGGATGTGGAAAGGTTTGAAATTGTGGCAACCCTGGATAGTCACACTTCTGCAATATGTCAGGAACTTGATGGAAAGGTCTTTGACATGAAGAACTTTGAACCAGGTATCACTGCACCCCCTTTCCACCCTTGGTGCAGAACCACTACTGTTCCCTATTTTGATGACAATTTCACAGAAAGGGCAGCAAGGGGTGAAGATGGTAAGACCTATTATGTTGACAGCAAGCTGAATTATAAGGACTGGAAGAAAACATTTGTGGATGGTGGTTCAAAGAAAAGCTTGAAACCAAATCTTTCTATTGTCAAGGATGTTGAGGATGCAATT